CAGGCGTAGCGGTGTTACAAGTCGTCAGTGCCGTACCATTACGGTCTATGGCGATACTTCCGCCACCAGTTACTGCGGCAGATTTGCGAACGGCTATCCAATAGGTCGTACCGTTGACAAGTGTCAGGTCACCACCGAACAGGTATTCGACATAGGAAGTTGTCAGCGTCCCCATGCGCATACTGTCTGTTGTCAGCAACAAAGCATCTGGCGTCCCAGCATTGTCCGAAAATATCTTGAGTTGTATCGTGTCGGTGGTATTTGTCACCGTTCCGACTTTTTTCAGTCGAACGCTGATTGAGCCGACTGTGTGAGCGGCACTGGCTACGAACCTCCATGCATAATGCGAGTTAGTGAATGTTTCGTCATTGCCCGTTGAGGCTACGTCTGACTGCAAAGTAGAGGCAGTCATGGTGGAGTTAATGCCGTAGGCCGTGCGGCTGTTGAGGGTTTTTGATACGTCGAGGTAGTGAGCAGGCGTGGTGGTGCCGATACCGACATTTCCCGTAATCCCCACCGCCCCCGCCGTCCCACCATCGAGGTAAGCCGTGGAATTGAGGTATTGTCTGGTAGTATAAGCGTTTGAGTAATAATGCGTCGTGTCACCAAGTGTATAGGTAGCAGTCGTCGCTGGCAAAAGGTTTTGGGTGTTTATAGCGCCGATCATCGTTCCACCAGCTAGAGGAAGTTTAGTAGCATCTGTGGTGCTTATAGTTATATCGCCACTACCGAGCAATGAAGTGCTGTTTATAGTCTTGATATTAGTCCCCGAAACCAGAGTATCTTGCTTGCTAGCGGCTAAGCCTGAATACTGACTGTTCGTAGCGTTGTCGCCAGTGTTTGTGCCAGATGTATTGCCAATTACCGTTAATTGTGCATCGGTTACATATCGCTTATTGCTTGAATCTGCAATGTCCGCAGTTGTGGCATCCGCCCCTGCTGTTACAAGTCCTTTTGCATCATAAGTGATTTTAGTTTTTGTTGCACCTGTGATTGCTGCGTTTTCATCGACTTTGCCGTCTAAGGCTGTTTGTAATCCTGTAATATCAGATATGACATGAGTGTGAACTATTGCAGCGTATAGCGTATCGAAATACGTTTTAAGGGTTGATTTTATTGTTGTCCATGAACCCCATTTCAAAACACCGTCAAACAATGCAAACCTATCTGTGTTATTTATAACCGTCTGTTCTGTTGAACCGTTAATTGCAGCACCTACATTACCCGCATCGGTTACATCTGCCCCGCTTTCTATGCCGTCTAATTTGGTCTTTAATGCGTTTGTAAATGGCTGTTCTGCACCGTTCAAAGTTTGAAATTCTGTGTTACTTACTGAACCGTCACCAATCTTTGCAGCATCAATACCTGTTGGTAAATCAGCAGCTTCAATCGCTTCAAATTCAATACCTCCTTCTACCTCTGTAACTTTTAAATATTTGCCGCCTTGTCCTGTGTAGCTTGCAGGTACGTCTGATAGGTCAATGAATGCAGATGGACCACCACTGTTTACGTTTTTCCACTTGCCTGTGGCACTATCATATTCAAGTATTTGATTGTCTGTTAATCCTGTTAGATTGACATCAGATAACTGAGAAAGTAAAGTAATTCCACCCGTTCCAACGGACAGCGAAACAGTGCCTACATTTGTTGGGGTTACTGCTATACTTGACGGCGGGTTAATTGTTAGGCTTATCATGTGAATGAAGATTTAATATTTAACACCCCTGAAAACCATGTTTTAACAACTCCCGAAACGGTCATTGTAAGGTCGAAGTAATACGCCCCGTCCGCTAAATCCATTTGCGCTGCTGTTGCCGTAACTGATATTAATCCTGTGGACAAAGTAATCCCTGAACCCGTTGTAAGGCTTAATGCGTTTGAGGCGTTTTCTGACCTTTTAAAAGTCATTTCCGCCGTATATCCTGTGAAGTTAAAATCTACTTCATCATCAGTTGCATCAACTGTGAATGTCAATGTATTACCCCGTGTATGAGTGATTATTAACCGCCCGTTGCTATCTTCTTCAAAATTTGTCATGTTATCGTGCTATTATATGCCAATTGCCACCACTTGCAGCAATTGTGTAAAATTGATATTGTGTTGCTAATATTTTAGTGGTCGCCCCGTCAATAGTTTCAGTTCCATCACCGTCAATAGTGACATTGTTTGAATCTGAGCTAATTTTTTTAAAGGTCATAACCGCCGTATTATCAACCGCCGTTGGCAAAGTTACGATTATCGCCCCGCCTGTACTATCTAACAAATATAATAAATTACCCGTTGTTTCTGCTATGGTTAAATTACCAGTAACCGTTCCATTGAGATTTATGCCTTGTGCAAATGCTGATTCAATCCGTGACATATTAACTTCAATGTCCTTTATCCTGTCATAAACTTCATCTTCGTCAATATCCCAAACCCTTTCGCCTTCGCCATCCTGATTGATTAATACATAGTTTGCAATGATACCAACCCATTCGCCTTCCCATGTATCAAAACGAGGGTTAAACGTTACGCCGTTCATTATCCATGTATATGAATCAAATGACAATGATTTCAAAGCGTGGTAGTCGCCGTCATCCTGCCAAATACCACGAATAACAGGAACGAAATTCACATAATAACCGCATATTTGAGTAGCTAAAACCTGTGGCAAATCTCCCGTGTTTGCCGTCCACCCTACTGACCATACAGCAGGTTGAACCCAATTTGAACCGTTAAAGGTTTGAACACCGCCCACGTCATTGTTAGTGCCGTTGTAAAATAGTATAGTTTTCTCTAATATGCCACTGTTATTGTCACGTCCTGAACCGCCGTTATTTGTTGCTGAATAGTAGTTCTTTTGTTCCCATTCTATCGGTTCGGCTGCATTGTAAGCCTGTGAAATAGTGATATTACACTTGAAATCAATTGCAGTACCCGTGCCGCTTGGGAAAGCGTATGCAGTTACACTGTTTACTAATACGCCAAACTCTGTCGTACCTGCTGGCGGTGTTGGTAACTCTAATTCATACTTCCACGTTGCGGGTATTTTCCCATTGACATCAGGGAATACTGTTTTTATTGTACCCCAATATGTTGCAGGGTGATTTGTCCATGCGCCCAAAGCATTATCCCAATGATAGTAAGCAGTTGGATTAAGTGCATAATACCCCATTTCTACCCTAAAATGAGTATATATAGTAGTTGAACTTTCAGTTTCAACTATTACCTTAAACTTAATAGGGTTGTCATCATTAATAGCAGTCGTTACAAGTGACTGAGATGTTGTATTAAATGCAGACTTTTGAACAAATGCAACGTTTCGGCGTGTGAACCCTATTTCGGCTTTTCTCAGTGGGGGTTGATACGTTTGCACGGGTCGTGACTGCCATTGCCTGTAATCCGCTTGGCTTATTGTTGTGCCGTGTGTAAATGCCCCGCCGCCGCTTGTCCATGCTCCTGCACTATCGTATAATACATAATTAAATGTTGCACTGTCGTAATTGTTAGGCTGATAAATTACATATCTGCCATTGCTTAAAATCATTCTTGCTCCGAATGTGTGCAATACCTCAGTCAATGCCTGTTTGCAACTTATGTACTCATTCGGTTTAAAATCTGCAAACGGGTCATAATTACTTACAAATGCCGCTTCCCTCATTCTAACCCTCGATAATGGGCTTGATGAAGTCAGATTCATGTTTGCGTTGGTATGCTCTAAGCAATCCCAATACATTACACTATTTACATTTACATAGGTACTTGCATAATACGCTTCTAAACCTGTTTTAGCAAGGCAATCAGCTATTAATTCAATCGGGGTAATATACCCACTTGTAAACATTGAAGATTCCACATCATAACCTTCAATCAAATTCAAAGCGTCCTTTGCTACTATTTCACAAATATATTTACCTTCAATTGCTGACCGTGTGAATTGCATTTGGTCGCCCAATACACGACCTACCCACCACAATGCACCGTTTTTGAGAATCTGCAAAGCAAACTTATTTTCTGCCTGTGTTGCTATGTCTTTAAAATATGTTTCGGTAACACCATCTTGCAAAAGAAAGTAAGCCGAAACAGTAGAACCTCTTAACGGGTTTTCAAAAACATTGTCACCTTCGCCGTCGTACTTTAATTCAAACCCCGAATCAGCCAATACCATTTCAGTTGAACCCGTGCCGACATTTGCCGCCCCGTCCCATAGTTCAACCGTATATTCGTCATTATTAAACGACTTAAATATGCCATGATATTTTCTGCTCATCTGCTCAAATCCTTTTTAGCCTTTTCCACAACTAAGTACAAATCCCGTCCATCAATTCGGGTTGATGCAATGTAACCGCCGCCGCCTGTCATTCCTGAATTAATCATTGATAATAGGTTTGACTGTTGGTTTTTGTTTAATATCATTTCCCCACTGTTCACCATTGCATGAACTTTGTCGCCTGTGTAGCTGTTGCCATCCACAATACCACCATCTGCAAACTTTTGAACTTGTGCTCCTTTGGTAACGTGCGCTTTTAATGCTGCACCCGCCGCCACCGCCGCAATACCCAAAGCAACCGCCGCCACTGGATTTGTTGCTAAACTCTTTATAAACCCATCCCATGCAATACCCGCCGCAATCATCATTTTACCCATCTGCATCACAAAATCAGCTAACCCCATAAGCAATGTTTGTCCAACTGCTTGACCTACATTTTGCCCCATTGCAGCCGCTTCGCCGAACGCAGCAGCCATATTATAAACTGCGCTTTCTAATGAGTTTTCAATAAGTGCATTTAATTCAGCCGCCGCAATTTCAACAGTTTCAAACGACTGTTTTAGTTTCTGCATTGAAGCGTCTGTTTTCTCTTGAAGTCCTGGTATTGTTAGAATAGTTTGTTTGTACTTTTCTAATTCCTTTGTGGCTTTTTCAATCTGTGAACCATAAGCCTTTACACCTTGCCGACCTCTTTCAACCGCCGTTGCTTGGTAGTTTTCTAAATCAGTGACTTTTTTCTTTTCGGCAACGTATTTGTCAATCCAATCGCTTGAACCTGTTGTTCTTGTTTTGGTTTTTGGTGAACGTGTAGCGGGTTCTGCTGTTGTTGCTCCAAATGCTTTTGTTTGTGCTAACTCTGCTTCTGCTGCTGCTTTTGCTGCTTTATCCCATGACTTTTCAATATCGGCAATTTCTTTCTTAATTGCCATTGCTTCATCACTTGCAGTTTCTACGCCTAAAATGTAGAAGTTAGATTTTAATTTATCGGCTGAACTACCTATCTCTTTTTGAACCTTGTATAGTTCTTTTAGCTTTTCAATGTATAGGTCTTCACTTGCTTGTGCCTGTGCCTTTAATTTAAGGACATTAATATAGTTAGTGATTGCAGACGTTGTTTTTTCAATTTCAACTTTTTCCTTTGAAAGCTGCCCGAAATACTCAGGAAATTTATTGATTAACTGCTGCTGTATTGCTAACTTTTCTTCGTCTGTTGTGTTTCTGTCATTGTAAACCCTTATAAGTTGCTCCATTTCAGAACGTTCTTTGACGGACATCTCCATCGCTTTTTCTGAAATTATAAGGTTGTTTTCCTGTGCCGCCGTTAAATCGTCAGTGCTTAATGCAACTGCTGTAATTGCAGCAGCCGCCGCCGTAAATGCCGCTATACCCGCTATTAATGGATTTGCTTTTATTACCATGTTCAACTGTTGGAAACCGTCCGAAAGTCCATCAAGTGCTTTAAACCCTTCCGCAAATGCCATTGCCGCTTGAACTTTTAACAGCGTTTTTTGTACATCCTCACTTTCTGCACCAAATAAAGCCATTGCGCCTTGAACACCTGCGAATGCTTGGGCGGATGCTGTTAGGGTCGTTGATAGTGCTTGAAACGGTGCATCGGGGCGCATTGCATCAATTACCCCCTTTGCGTCATCTATTTGGGCTTTTAATTGACCTGCTGCACTTGTAACCTGTTGGAATGCCTTTGTGCCATCCATGCCCATTTCCATCATCTTAGCAGTCAAGTTTTCCAACTGTCTCGCCTGTGATTTAATGGACATTTTCTCAATCTTTTGGCTGACATTCAAAGCCATTTCAGCCGCCGCCTTTTCAATATTCTTGCCTTCCTTTTGCAAGATTTTAGACGCATCTGATAAGCCTTTTTTAAAGGCATCTATATCAGCCGTTAGCGATACGCTTAAATTATCATTCTTTGCCATTACTCTCTAAAATATACAATTGAATAATCCTGCATAACTCTGAAAATGCCTTCAAAGTCGGCAAAGTTTTCCATGTTTTCTATCTCGTTTAATATGTCGATTTGGCTGACTGTGATTCCATTAATAGAACCCGCTGCCCTGTCAAGTGCATCCATTACCAACTTTGCCAAACTGTTAGCATCGTTGTAATTCTCGGCGTAACTATTCACTTGAATCCTCGCCCTAAAATACTCGTTGCCGTCCTTCCCTGAGAATGGAACGTCTGATATTTTTTGTATCATTATTGCGGGGTATTCAGCCCCCTGCATTACCCGCATCTGATAAATACGAGTGCTTACAACCGCCGTTACTGCCGCCGTATTTGCTAATTTGTAGTGTATGGCTTTACTTGGATTACTCACGGTATTTCGGTTTTGGTAGTGATTCTGCTATTTGTCTTACATAGTTCCAATCAACTGTACTTGTTTCCCATTCAAATTGACATATTGACTTTACCGTTGTTCCTTTTTTCAGGTTCGGGGCTAATATCCAAAATGCCTGTTGCCGTGCGATTTCCCATTTAAGTTTAAACTCAACTTCTTCACGTTTCAAATGTGCATCAAGTCTATAGCCTATCTGTTCAAATGTGGCGGTCATGTATTCGTTGTAATTCATTTTCAAGTCCCCGAAACACAACCGCCTTAAATCTTTGAAAGTAAACGGGGTTATTTCTCCGCTACTGGCTTTTTTTTTGTGGTAGTATCAACAAACAACGCCCCGAATGCTTCTGCAAACATCCCAATCACAGGGAATATCTCAGGAACGTTTTTAATGTTTTCCTGAAATTCAGTCATATCTGCAAATGGTGGTTTCTCGTTAATTCTACGATAACCGCCTTTGATACCTTCATATGCTGCAATCCTTGACAATTTAATAGCGTTGCCGATTTCGGTCATGCTGCTCCCCTGTTTCGCTATTTTAGTACCGATTTCATTAATGTCATCAGTGCCAAATGCAAAGCAAGTGTTTTCAATCGCTTCACAGTCAAAGTGAACTGGATATTTACGGTCGTTAATTGTGATTTCCATTATGGGTTAGTAATTACTTCGATTTCACCTGTACATTGCAATGTAATTGAAAAGGTTGCGGCATCATTGTTAGGTATTGAACCGTTAATTGATGCAATGTAAACCTCAGCTTGTAGTGCCTTGTCAGCCGCTACGGCTGTTTTGATTACAGCCGTCAATACGGTCCTTGCCAATTGTGCTTCAATCAGGTCAAATGTGTTTAAAGTCCCTGCACTTGCAAGGTCTAATCTCATGTGACCCTCAAAGTCAAATGTTCCGCCGTGTTCACCCGCTAAGAACTCTTTGAATCCTGCACTGTCTTTGTTTGTTACGTCAATCATGTCGGTATTGAGTGCGAATGTGTGAGATACACCCTCAGCAACCTTTTCAGCTTCAAGCCATAGATTAACGATTGTTCCGAGAAATTTGTCAGTAGTTGCCATTATTATTTTAAATTATATTTTTTTGCTTTTGTGTTGATGATTTTTATCAAATCATCTGTTATACCTTTGCTTAGTCTGTCACGGGTCATATCAATTGCAGGTCGTATGAATGGTTTTGCAGGTATGCCCATAACCTCATAAGCCGATACCCATTGACCGCTTTCATCTTGGAATCTCAACAGTTTGCCCTTTTTGCTTTTTCTCACTGGTGTAGTGCCGTATTCGTTAATATTTGCCAATGCTGCAATGGTCATTGTACCTTTGCCGTCGGGGGTTAAATCAACGCCAACAACAACTGTTTTTTTGTAGTTAGGATCATCTTCTCTGAAAACCTTAATCGCATTGCGTAAACGTCCCGAATCAACCCTTACAAGTGACTGCATTGTGGATTTTAATATTTCGGCATGAGGAACTAAAACCTTCTTTGTTTCTGCATCCTTTATTGCACCCATCTTTTTTAGGTTATCCACCATTTTTGCAAGGTTTTTAATCTCCGCCTTTTTCATGTGTTTAACCTCCCAATCGCTTGAATATACTGTCTTCTATTTATCTCTATAACCGCTTCAATATTGTAGTAAACACCATTGTATAAAATCCTCATTTGTGGGGTAATTCTGCTGTCATATCTCATTTGAAATATGGTTCGGCTGATTGCCTCCATTCGCTGACCTTGCATCGCTTCATTTCCCCTTTCAGGTCGTACCCATGCAGGGCGGTTTGTGAATAGTTTAGTCCATGTCTTAAAAATGCTGCCATCCGTATTGGTGACAACTTCCTCTTCAATGTCCAAAACTCTATCCAATAACCCTGCATTCATACAAATACCCTAATTGCAAATGGCTCTAATAAATACTCACTGTTCATAGGTATTTTATTCGTTGTAGTACCTATTACATCATCCTGTCTATTATCGTACAAGTTGGAACAAATCATCAAAATCGCCTGTCTGATTTGGGCTTTAAACTTTGTCCACTCATCAACATCCGCTTCGGTTAATGTTTCAAACCCTTCTACAACCTTGACAATGATTTGGCTTGTATCGGTCGGCAATGAATTAAACCCAATGTACATACCACGTTCGCCGTATTGTAAACCTGTATCAATATAGTCAGCAGTCTGCAAAGTACCCTGACTGTCGTAATACTGTACGCTGGTAACACTCAAAACCCTTGAAGGTATAAATATTGTATTATCAGCCAAAAGTCCTTTAAATATGTATTGTGCATTTGCTTTGCGGATTGAATACCCCAAAAACTCAGATGCAGTATCAAATGCAGCGTCCAATATGTAAGACAAATGCGCTGATTCAGCGACAGGAATCACATTTACATCCTCATTCGCTGATAACAATCGCAATTGCGTTGCCACCTCTCGAATGGTTATGTATTTGTCTGCACTATTTACAATACTTAAAATCACTTTTTCTTTTTAGGTTTTTCGGTTTCTTCTACGATTTCAACTGCGTAACCTGATTTAACAAGTTCATCAGCCTGTTTGGTTTCAAATTCCGCTTCATCTCCAACAAAATAGCCAAAGCCTAACGCTGCTGGGGGTTTAATAAATTTTACTTTCATTTCACCCAAAAACCCCGTGCCATTTACGGTCACGGGGCTTATCACATTATGAAATCAATTAGGTTGTCAAAGCGTCCAACATCGCAGCAAATGAGCCTGCACGGTGAACATTTGCATCTACATAGCCATTTACGTGCATTACATTCATGCCGCTTTTCGCCTGTGTGTAAGGGTCGAAAAAGATTTCAAGTCCGCCCCATGAAGCAATACCCAAATCTTTAAAGTTACCACAGAAAATAGCAGAACAAACGCCGCTTGAAGTACCCTTTGTGAGAGTGCTTGAAACGTTATTTGTAACCATCAAAGGCAAACCATTCAACAACGCTTTCGGGTCGTTAATCACGAAGTTACCTTCTACGCCGCTTGACTGTTTAGGGGTCTGTTGCAATTTACCAACTACCTTTGCGTTAGTCAAATAGTACATTGATTCAATGTCAGCGTTATCAATTGCCACTTCTTTGTAAAGGTCAATGATATTTGCCCATGTAGGTGCTAAACCGTTAGTCCCACCTACAACAGAACCGATACCCGCTGTTCCTGCAATACCCGCAATGCCAGAACCATTACCATGCAATGCAGCTGCTTCCCATGCACTGGCAAAAGCACGGCGAATTTCCTCAGTCAAATATGCACTGATTGATGCATTACCCTGCTGAATCAACTGTTTTGATACGTTAGTCCAACCTGCCAAACGATTCGGAGTGTAAGAAACAACGCCAAAAGTTTCGTTTGTTTCAGCCGCTACGTCTGTTTCACCTTCCCATGTGGTAGTTAATCCAGTTGTACCAGTTGGCAAGTTCAAATTTCCTGTCAAGTTGCTAAACTGTGTTACACCCATTTGAGTCAAAACAAGTTTGTTGCCCAAAAAGCCAATAACACCGTTATCGACCATAGTTTCAACAAGGTATCCGCCGACGTTGTTAGTCCCTGCAACTTGGTTTGCACGCTGTTCTGATTTGGTAACACCTGCCAAAACAGAGGTAGGCAATATTACACCACCACCATAGGCAAGACCACGTTCATTCATTTCTTTAATGCCCTCTTGGTGAACCTCTTTCAAGAATCCAGTAGCTTTGTCGCCTTCACCTGCTTTCAGAACGTCAATCATTCTGAAATTCTTGTTAATTTCTTTGTCCTCAGCAGTTGCATTTGTTGAATTGCTTTCAGCTTTGCGCTTTTCCAACTCAACGCCCAAAATGTAGCGTTTTTCATCTTCTTTCAATGCGTCAATTTCAGCAATCAAAGCGTCCATTTTTGCACGGCTTTCGGTGTTCATTTCACCATCCAACAGGGTGCGGTATTCCAACTCCTTTGCGGATAGGCTTTCACGGCACTCTTTCAATTTAATTTGAGTATTCATTTTTATTTTATTAATGTTTCGTAAAGTTTTTTTGTATATTCTGACCTGTAATCAATCGGGTTTCCCTGTTCAAATTTCAAAGCATCCCTTTCTTCTTTTAGTGCTTTTTCATCCCTTGCCGATACGCTTGTTGCGCTATACGCTGGGTATGTTACAGGGCTTACATCATAGACTTTATCAATTGCACGGATTTCTCTGTGACCCATTTCGCCGTACTTATCAGAATTAAGCCATGCAGAACCGCCATCTCTTTTTATTGAAAATGCGAATGAACTCTGCTTAATATCACCACGCTGAATAGACCTCACCACTGATTTGTGGACAGGGTTTTCCATATCGGGAATAAAAGAATATCTTAAATTACCGTCTTCATTGATTGATACGGTTGCTGTTCCTGCGCTTGTTCTACCGAGTATTTGATTCGGGTCGTGATTAAATAATGCAACTACGTCTGACATATCAGCCCCGTCAAATGCACCCCTTTTCACGGTTTCTTCAAACCAACCCAAATCTGTTTTGGTTTCTACAACCGCCCCAATGCCGACAATTTCTTTAACGGCTTCATCTTCGCTGCGTAGTTCCCAATCTACATTTACAAGTCTCTTTTCCATATTAGTTGTTCCCCTCGGGGTTATTTACTGTTTTGTTTTTATTTGCTTCTATTTTTGAATCTATCCAGTCAGGCATCTGTTCAATCGGTATCAAATTACTCAATGTCATTCTAACATCGCCACCTTTAACAGTCGGCAACCCTTCTAATTTCGCCGCTTCATTTGCACTCATCCACCCTGCTGAAATTGCCTTAGTAAAATACTCGGACCTTGCAGCACTGTTTGCCCTCATGATTGAATTGAATGAATGTTTGAAATAGTATGAACCTATCTGACTTTCTTTTAAAAGTTTTGCAGACAATTCCTGTTCATAGTTCACAGAATCTGGTAACAAAGTGTTATTCAAAAATCCCTGCCATTCATCCTCAGTAGTCTTACCACCCGCATCTATGTTTAAAAAACTATTTGGAACGCCCAATATTCGCCCTATTTCCTGAACACCTAAATTTGCATTGTTGATATAATCAGCATCAACAGGGCTTAAAGAGATATGCTCCAATGATGCTCCTGGCGGCATTACACCCGAAACTGCATCATCATTCATGACATTTTCAAGTGATACTTTCAGGTTCTTTTGCTGTTCATTATTGATTGCAGTTGCAGCCTTAACCATGAATTTCTTTGAACCTGTTTTATATGTTTTTGCGGCGGCGTTTTCTGCTGCCATGATAATCCCTAAACGTTCTTTGTGTGCATCAATAGGGCTTACGCCATAATATTTTGAAGTAAAACAAAGTCCTTTAAAGTGTAATATATCAGTTGCAGGAATCGGCGTTGTAGGGAATCCAGTTTCTTTGATTTGGTAAAATATGTCAAAGTTTGGTGATACCTTTATTTCTACGTTGTCGGGGTCATTAACAGGGATTAATTGTACAGGCGTTGCACCATCTCTTTTAATCCACGCATAACCGTTACCCCTGCCAACTGCACAGGCAATCATGAACTGCCTGAATTGATATTCTGTTTGAAATCCATTCGGACGGCGTAATACTTTTAATGCCACATCATCAGTAACAGGTTCATCGCCTTTAAACAACTTCAAAGACATTGACGCAATTGATGAACTACGAATTTCAACACCTCTGCGATAAGCCGCAACGCCGATTGAATTGTGATAAGTTACTGAAATATTTGATTGCGTTTGACCACCCGCCGCAATTAGTGTACGGAGTAGGTTTTCCCCTTCGGTTACAATTGACCGTTTTTCTACGTTTTTCCGACCGAAATTATACCACGCCACAATGCAAAGTAAAAGCGGCGGTTTGTAAGTCTTTGTATAACAGTATTAATAAAAAAAGGCTACCATAACAGCAGCCCCTTTTTAACAATTATTGAATCGACTAAGAAAGACTTTACAAATATAACCAAAAAATCTATATTCTTTTATTCTTTTTGAAATACCTACATCGTACCACTTGAAACGTCTCAAAGTTTCGGTATCTTCTACGTTTAAAAAACGCCTGATATTCGGCTTCTACTTTGTCGTATGCCTCTCTGTGTGTTTTGCTGTCCTTTAAAACCTCAAACCAACGCTGGTAAAATCCAACAAAATCAAGTAATTTTAATTCGTCCATATATTTGGGTCTATTGTGAATCTATAATCTTCTATTAAATTTTGATAAGTACCGTATGCCATAACTTCCGCCACCGCCCCATCGACTTTCTCATTGCTCTTATCTTTATCGATTTTGATATTCTCTGCTGCATCGGATATGATTAACACGTTGCCCATCATCCACCTTTGCACGGGATTACCATCGTGTGAACATAGATTGTTCAAATACGCTTTCTCCAAGTCCTTTGTAGGATTACTCATTGATACATAACCCTGTCCAAATGCGTAAACTTCAATATCTTCATTGAATAGCAATGATGCAAGTGTCTCAGCCTTATGCCTATCAAATCCGATAGCCTTAATATCGTACTGCTTGTGAAGTTCAATTATATCCCTAAGAATAACAGTTTGATTCTGTGCGTTCCCTGCTGTTACTTTCAACGCCCCACTTTCACGCCACCTTAACAACTCGGTTGAAGTTGCATTCATTCGCCTTTGTTCGTATGTGTATTCAGGAATCCAAAAGTAACGCTTAAAATAAACAGTTTCATCGGGTAATTCAAAGCACAATACAAAGGCTGAAAAGTCACGGACACTTGCCAAATCCAAACCGCCGAAACAAACCGCCCCTGTCAAATCAGGTTCGCTTATTCTACTCATCCATATCTCGTCTTCAATCCAACGTGAATGAGAATCTGTCCAAACGTTTAAATCCAACTGCAAAAAAGTATTTGTATAACTGACCATGTTTGAAGCCTTCGTGTACTGGTCATTCATGTATTCAATCTTTTTTGAAACAAACAAATTGGGGTTTGCCTTATGCCAAATTTCAGGGTTTGTCCAGTCGTCTTCTTTGTCAATTGTAAATATAATCCCAAACCATGAATCGTCTGTTTTGCTGCCCTCTAAAATCTGTTCTGTTAATAAATGGTGTTCATAGCATACAGTCTTTTTGTTTTTCCCTGCTGTGGTAATTTCAAATATAAAAGGCTGTGTCCGTGAACCGATTGAAGTCGTAATCAAATCAACAACGCCGCTTGTTTTGTGCTCGTGCAATTCGTCAATGATAGCGCAATGAGTGTTTAAACCTGACATGGTATCTTCATCGGCTGACAATGGTTTGGCTGTACTTCCATTAAATGTAATTGCATTGGTAAAAGTATCAACCCCATATTTTTTCAACCCTGATTGCTTTATCATGTTTACAGCTTCGGTAAAACATATTTTTGCCTGGTCTTTTTTAGTCGCTGCAAAATATATTTGCGCCCCTGCTTCTTTGTCGGCGATTAAAGCATACAACGCCACCGCCGCCGCTAATGTCGTCTTCCCATTCTTCCTCGGTATTTCAACATACCCAGTTTTAAACCTTCTACGCCCGTCTAACTTTTTCCACCCGAATATCATTGAAATTACAAACACCTGCCACCCTTCTAACTTCAAAGGCTGACCTGCAAATTCTCCTATTGACTGTGGTAGTAACTGAATAAAGTCCACCGCCCTCTTTGCGGCTACTTCATCAAAGTAAATGTCGGACCGTTGTCGGTCCTGTTTATGACGTCGGATCGCCAACTTTACCCACTTACATGAGGGTATTTCACCACTTAATACGCCGTCAATCCAATCAATCATTTAAGAATTTCAATAATGGATTTTCATTTTCTTGTTTTGGCATGGTAA